TATTCTAACTCCGCTTGGTGCGGAGTTTTTTTATTGGAGGAATATGAGAGAGCTTGAACTTACTAATTATGGAGAATTTGCAATGTTAAATGAAGTAAAGGAGGTATCATGAGGGAAAGCTTTGGAATGCTCTTACAAACCGCAAAGGATTTATGTGTGGATGATTCAACAACGACATATACTAATTTGTCAGATTCCGAAACGTATCTAAAGTCAGAAATTAACAAGGCAGTACGTCTTATTATTTCTACACTTGGCAATCATATAGTTGAAAGACAACAAACAGCTTCAACAGTAGAGGATCAGCAATACTATCATCTTCCGCCGGATTGCGACAGAATCACATCAGTTACAATAACACAGGGCGGTGTCGCATACCCATTACAAGTTGTTGAAAGCAATGAAAATTGGGATATATTAAATCAAATAGACTTTAGCGGCACGGCAATCCCGCAATTTATATATCCACGATCATCTGATTTTGGTATTTGGCCTATTCCGCAAGCGGATGATGACACAATTACGCTCAACTACATAAAAAAGGTAAAAGACATGACAGCGGATGATGAAAGTTCCGGCACTATATCTATTACAACAAATACAACTGCGGTGACAGGTACGGATACAACATTTACCTCAGCAATGGTTGGACGATGGATAAAATCAGATGACGATGGCATATGGTATAAAATAAGTGCGTATTCGAGTGCGACTGCCCTGACACTCGAAACATACTTTGAGGGATCAACCGTATCCGGCGATACCTATGTTTTAGGAGAGTCGCCGGATATCCCAGAAGAATTACATGAGTATATCCCATATAAAGCTGTTGCCGGGTACATGGCGGGATATCGGCGTGATACAAAAACAGCGCAGGAGTTTATCAATTATTTCTATACTGGCGACTTCTTTAATATCAAAAGAGATAGCAGTATCACAAACGGAATACTTGGTGCAAAAAACCTCTATGACACAAAGGGTCGTGGAAATTCAAGTCTAGTACGGCGCAATAAGACAATCAATTCACGATTTAATGAAGTGTGGAGTAGTAGCTTGACGTAGTATGATCAAAGTTGTTGGGTCTATTACATCATTTCATGGCGGTATCGCAGACAGTAATAAAGAAGGACAAAAAAATTCCTTTGCCTTTGGTCGTGCAATAGACTTTCGGACTGACGCAAAACAGATCAAACTATTACCAAAAGCCACTAAGGACTCCGGCACAATTATTGAGGCGCTTCCAAAATTGGCTGAGAGAGTTGGAACGGATACATATATTTATGACGCAAGCGGGAATATCTATAAACGAACATCCGCCGCAGTATATTCTAAGGAGCATTTAGCCTCAGTAAGTCATGGAAACGGGCTTTTATATTTTGGAGAGGATAACTACCTCTATTACACACAGGATAAAACTTTCGGTCGTTTTGGTCCGGTAGGACACACGACAGAAAACTGGTATGACAACTTTTTAGGTTCAGAGGGCGGTGCGCCGACCAATACGCACTCACTTGTCTTAGAGGCAGATAGTTCTCAATACGCTTATAGAGCAGATACCGCATCGCTTTCTATAACAGGTGATCTTTCATTGGAAGCATATGTTAAGCCGGAAAGCAGACCGACTACAGGTGCGGAACAATGCTTTATATCTAAATGGGATGAGAACGCAAAACGGAGCTATTGGTTCGGTATAAAAGCCACATCTAATTATTTCGGTGATGGTAGTGATGGAGCTTTGACTATATCAAGCAATACAACAGAAGCTCCTATAGACAGCGCATGTACTGGAACAATAGGAACAACAACGCTATCAGCTACAAATGCTTCATTTGCCGCAGGACAGGTCATTCTTATTCATCAAAGCCAGGGAACAAACGCAGGTGCGTGGCAAAGGACAAAAATACAGGCATATACCGCAGGGACAATAACAACAACTGATGCACTTACGTTTACCTCCACAACCGGCGCACAGGTTCGGGTTTTGAAACAATATACCAATGTAACGATAAATACAGGCATAACGTATACCGCAAAAGCGTGGAATGGCACAGTCGGTGGTATTTTAGGTTTCTTAGCTTCAGGAACACTAACGGTAACAGGAACGATAAGCGCAAAAGGGAAAGGCTTTTCTGGCGGAATTGAACAGGCATTCTTAAATGGTGTTCAAGGCGAAGGAACAAATGGAAGTGAAAGCGTTAGTTATTTGAATAATGAAAATGCTGGTGGAGGTTGTAATTCTGGAAGCGGTGCTGGGGGTGGAGGAAATGGAACCACCGGAGATAATGGTGGAGCAATACGTTATTGGGCTTCTGGAGAAGGAGGGGATGTTTCAAGTTCAACTGATCTTACGATATTAACATTTGGTGGTGGAGGCGGAAGTTCAAGTGATATTTCCGGTGCTTCTGGTTCACCAGGTGGAGGGGATGGCGGAGGCGTTATATGTATTTTTGGAGATACATTTACTGTAGCAGGAGGAATAACTGCTGATGGAACAATTGGAGGGATACCAAATGTAAAGGATAGCTTTGGAAATAACGCAACAAGAGGGGGTACGGGTGGCGGAGGTGGCGGAGCAATTTTGATAAAAACACAAATAGCAACCTTGGGTACAAGTTTAATAACAGCAGAAGGTGCGACAGGACAGGTTGGGGTTATAGATGGTGTATATAGTTCATCAAATAAAGGCGGAGATGGTGCAGACGGACGTATCCATCTTGATTACTACACTTCATATACAGGTACGACTTCACCAACCGTAGACGCGTTGCAGGATGATAGTCTTGGATCAACAGATGGGTGGGAATTACAATTGCTTGTATCCTCTGATGGTGATAATTCTGAAACATACAGTATTGACGTGACAAACGATTATATAACAGATGTATGGAAACGATGGGCGGTAACATGGGATTCTTCAGAGTCTGAGGCTAAGTTTTATAAAAACGGTACGCTTATATCAAGCGTATCAGGAGCATATACGTCAATAGATGATAATGCAGGAGAGTTTTTTATCGGTACAAATAAAGATAGCGATGGGAATGTAGAAAATCTCTTTGATGGAAAACTAGACGATATCCGTGTATGGAATGATGTGCGGACTGCCTCAGAGTTAATCCGATATAACGATTTTATTCTTGTCGGTACTGAACCTGGACTTGTTGCATATTATAAGTTTGATAATGATTTAACAGATTCGCAATCAAGCGGAAACAATGACCTCACGGGAAGCGGTACGCCAACATATGACAGCGAGGATATCGCATTTTCCGGTCTTACGACACGAGCAGATTTAGACCAAAGCCTCGATACGTCAGGGAATACCTATACACTCGCAGTCGCTATTGCAGAAACTGCCACACACCGCCAGACGTTTGTACCAGAAAAAGACCCGCAAAAAAGTGTACAAGTCAATATAGCGGCAGTAGGTACTGGTGATTGGACACTTACCGTTCACGATGCGCTAAATCGTGTCATCGCAGAAAAAACCGTGGCAAACGCAGAATTAACTACCGGGGATTATGAGTTTATTTTTTCAAGCGTATGGAGGCCGATTATAGACGCTTCATATCATTTCCATATAACGTCAACTGTTGCAGATGGGACAGTTGTAACAACGGATAACGCTGATTTGGAAACTGCTGATTTCCATACATATTATCAATTCTTGGTTGAGGATACCGACTTTCATCCTATCGCACAGATGCTCAATTTTATGTGTATAGGCAATGAACGGTATCTTGCAACATATGATGGGGTAACATACACCCCACATAAACTCACCCTTCCGTCTGGATATAAGATTCGGTGTTTTGGTTCATGGCGGGAATATATTGCACTTGGGACATGGAGAGGAAGTTCTATAACGTCATATGATACGGGAAGGATATTCTTCTGGGATGGCTACTCAGATACATATAATTTCTACATAGACGTACCTGAAGGTGGTACTAACGCACTCTTTGGCACAAAGGGACTTTTATTCGTATGGGCAGGATATCTTGGTGATATGTTATTGTATGCCGGTGGTGATAGCGCACAAAAGATCAAGCGGATACCAAAAATTGAACAGGATGAATATGTTGAGATGTATCCTGGCGCAGT